GGTTCGCACCATGGATAAACATCTTCACCCACAAAGTTTATAGCGTCCATACCAGCTTCAATGCATTCGTCGCAGGTTTGCATACTGTCGTCTATGATACACCCAATACCGAGGGCACGACATACATCAACCTTTTTGACTTCATTCTCAGTAAAACTGTTTGTAAGAATGACATCATCAAATATACCCGGAAAATACCGTTCAATCCATAACTCTGTGGATTCTCTTACATCATCCTGGCGACCAGTGACAATATACATCTTGTCATAGACTCTACGATAGTTTTGCATGGCTGGTTGAGCACCGAGGATTGGTTTGAGGTAGAGGAAGTCTTTAGAACGATAAAACTTGTGGAGGATTTCTTGAGATTGTTCTTCTGTGCAATTGAAAATTTCTCTATAGAGATACTTGTATTTGGGTTTCGTGGGTAGAGCAATCCCTCTCCATTTAGCCATGGGTTCAACAAATTTTACGAGGACTTCATCTATATCCACTGCGAGTTTAGTGTTCATTTATTTCTACTGACATTATTCATAATCCCGAATTGTCACACCCACTGGAAATCTTGGTACACCGAGAGCTGTCAAATTTTGAAAACGAACCGTGAGCTGCTTGCCCATGTACTCCTCTCTCTCACGATAGTATCTTTCACGCTCCTTGATAGTACCCTCCGGTTTCACAGTAAACTCACGCCCACCCCCTGTTTTACACACCCAAACTACCGCGTTTGCATCTCTACCGTGTCCGGTTTTCGCTCCCACGATTTCATATTCTTCGGTTTGAAACTCCTTAAACTTGAGTAGGTAATTACTTCTCTTTCCGATCTCGTAGATGCTCGTGGATTCACGAATCATAATTCCTTCGTGTCCCTCTTTAACAAACTTCCTGTGATACCCGGGAATCTCATCCTTGCTGTCTATGAGAAATGTATCAACCATTGTCGGTGTTTTATCCTTGAGAATGCGTTGTCTTTCAGCGAATGGCAGACTTGGACGATTTGTGTCAAAGTAATCAAATGCGTAGAACTCCAAACTCTTTGGGTTCATCTTAAAAGCACTCGTGAGATCTTCAAATGACATACCTGGGGCATAGCATTCACCATCCAACCATTCACCATCCTTAAGATTCTCGGTGAGATGTTCAACACCCTTGACAATCTTGCCAGTCCGCGAGAAGCATCCTCCCGTAGAAACGAGGAGACGCACACCATCTAATTTGGGTTGAACATAAAAGGGTTCAGAAATATACTTTTCGCGATCTCCCCACTTATTTGCCAGCATTGGAAGGATTTGGATTCCCTTGGTTCTCTCATTGTTCCACATAGTCTTAGCTCTCACAAGAGCTTTTTCATATCCGGTCGTAACATTCGTCCGTGACACAATCGTTTTGTCACTCCCAACCATACCGCTCGTCTTCACAATATCAGCAGTTCCATCACCGAGGTCTTCCACATGAATATCGGTAAATCTTTCGCGACCATTTTTGTCTTCTCGGATAAGGCGTTCCATTATACTTTTAATTAATTTCTCAACTTTAAATAGATGTCTTCACTGCCAGTTGTAAATTATGGTAGAATGGAACGACTTAGGCCACCAGAGCGCACGAGCGTGCCTATGAATGCTAATACATTTGCTATTGGGTTTATAATATTGTGTATCTTGGGTCTTTACAAACGCTATGTCACTATTAGTCAATCGCGTGAGCAATCTTATACTTTAGACACTTTGATGCCGACAAAAAGAGGTCTTTCTTCATCAGTTTCTTAAACTTCTTCTCCGGAATGTCAGTCTTAGTCATATACATCTTCTTCAGACTCTTCATAAACTCGTCACAACTCTTCATTTCAGTTTTAAGTTCATGATATTTACCCCAGAAGTCAGTACTCAATTGATGAATCAGAATGTAGGCATTTTCACCCATGCGACGTTCTGATCCACCCAAGAACATGAAAGTAGCCGCAGAACAACAAGCACCTTGAGCAATCGTCACAACCTTTACCCGAGACTTTTCAATCACATTCTTGAGAGTAAATCCTGAAAACATATCACCTCCTTCACTCATAATGTGAATACGAATCTCCGGTTCATATCCAATGAGATCAGCCTTTTGCTTGAGAAGGTGCGTTTCCAACTTACGGAAGCTCTCAACAAACTCAAGGGTATTTTCAGGGGTAATCTCACCGTAGAAGTGGATTTCATTGCCGATAGTTTTGGTGACTTCTGGTTCTTCTTCCTCAAGTGCCTTGGAACCCTTACCATCCATAGCCCCCGTCAAAATATTTTCAAAGATTTTCTCGACTTCTTTCTGCGATGGCATTTTTTAATGCTTTCTTTACTCTTGTTACGTCCCTCTGTTTTAACTTATTTCCAACTGCGAGATGATTCATGACATCAAAATCTTGCGGGGTTAAACCGTATTCTAACATAGGCTCTATATTTCCATTTTCAGCATACTTTTTGAGAAGGCACAGGTCATCTATATTTAATTGAATTTCACTTTTGATGCGAATATCTCTATACTTTTGATATCTCATTTTGTAGTTTCCATATTTTGTCCAACAACTCCCAGGTCTAATCTTATCCCTTATGAGGGATTTTCCAAGTGATGACTTTGGTATTGAGAGTGCATTAATGATAAAATAGGGCATGAGATTCCAATCTCCACTTGAATACATAAAAGTATCATATATATCAGCTTCTGAAAAGGCATCCGAAGCTCTCGCGTAATCAACGCCGCGAGAATCTAAATAATTTTCCTGAAATACATCCCAAATGTGTCCATGTTCGTGAATCTTATCTGGTATATTTGTTGTTTTCGGTTCAGTGAGAACATCTGCGATAAACTCCTTGGGTGTTTTAAATATATCTTTCTCGTCGTGGCCTTCTAAATATGTAAAAAAGTCTCTAATATTTCCTCTACACATGATGGCTGCATTTTCAGCAGTCGATGACCGATCTTCTGTCAGAGTTAACAATTTTTCGGGTTTGTGCCTTGGTATAAATATCGTTTCAAAGTTTGGAAACATACACATATTTATAGATGTCACAATGAGTGAACCTCTCGTTAGACGTTCACCGTCGGATACACGTTCCACCAAACTTTTAAATTCAGATGTATAGTCTTCAATAATAGCATGTTTCCCAGCACCTTTTATGAAAGTCAGGAAAGGTGATTTACTTTTTAGATGTTCTTGAAATATCTCGAGACTATTTGATTCATTCAGTACCGTGTTCAATACATAAGTTTTACCAACACCCGATGAACCACATATGAAGACATTTTTCCTCTCACGAATGTACTTCTTCAATAGATCAATCTGTTTTTCGTGGATTGTGTTCACAACCGGTTCTTTTTTTTGTTCGACTATTTTAATGAAAGAATCCATTGATGATCTTACTAATCAAGCCATAGATTTAGTGCTCGAGAATGACGCACTACAAGAACGTATCGTAAAACCTTTAAGAAGGAAAATTTTACCATATGCGGTGTGTGCTATGTTGACTAACATTTCAATGTTTATTCTTCTTGTGTACCTTGCTCGACGTCTATCGGTTCTTCAGAGACCACCGATGTGAGTTCTTCTTCTTCGTCTAATTCAGACTGCATCTCTTCAAGGATCTTTATTTTTGCTTCATACTCTTCCCTCCCTTTTACGAGTTCTCCAATCCTGGAAAGTGGTCCACCCTTTGTTGATTCGGAGATGACACTTGAACCCGTGTGTGATCTTATATTTGTGAAACCTGGTAGTTTCAACTTGGGAATCGCTCGGACATCGAGAATCTCAGGCTTCGTGAACATATTGTCAAGTGGGTATTCCTTTTCAAACTCCACAAGGATAGTTGATGGAACACTTGGTGACTGTTCAATGAGACGGTCATATTCATTCTTGCATCTGGTAACAAATTCCAAACCATCTGTACTACGCTCTTCACGAGCGAGAGCTAATTCTAATCTAATATTTCTGGAAAGAAGACCAAATGAGAGCGCCGCCGCCTTGTGATTCTCCATAAGTTCATTGATTTTTAGGAATTGCATAATGGTCGCGACGAGACCTGCGATAAGGTTAAGACCACCAATGACAGATGGCACCATACCACGGAGGTTCTCGGGGAACTGTTCTTGAGCAAAGTTCGCAGTACCTGTGATTGTTGAAAGTATAATGACAGGTAAAGTAAAACGCATACTCAATCCCTTGTACAACAGGAACGCTCGGTGATGCATGTACCTGTAACACCCCGAAGCCTCACCCCATTGACGCAATATAGATTCGTGTTGCTCATTCCAACTATCACGACGATTTTCAAGTGCCTGTTGCTTGATCATTTGATCGTCAAAATTTTCTTGGTTCATTTTATAATAGATGAACATAATATTCTGGATTCATCTCGTGTTCCTGATCGGTATTCTTGTCGTTCCCTTTACAAATAATCACAGAAACCTTGAATTTTATTCCATACTTATCCCATTTTTGTTCTATCATTGGAGTGTCAACGATGATACATGCGCTCTTACTCAAGCTGAGATGATGGTCACAGGACAGCAAAAGGAGGAGACTTTCATGCACCGTGTCGTGTCGCCCATATACAAGATGGAAGATAACGATATAAACAACTTGACAAAGACTGTTTTCTTCTTCCTCTGGGCTATCGTTCAATATCGCCTTGGTCGCTTTGATACGTTTATTGATGACCTAAGATTGATCATGAAAGGTAAAACACCCAAGTAAAATGCCTCACTGGCGTGAAGAAGAATTAGAGAGACTCAAGAAAGAGTACGCTTTCTACAAGGAAACTGATAGTCTAAGATCTCAAACTTTAAAATGGATCATAGACTATCACGAACGCATGCTCGGTATAAAGTTTTGGGGCGAAGAGTTTACACAACACAATGGACATCAAACAACAAATTGAAGCTCTCGAGCAATCTAAGGAATTTCATTATCAAAAATATTTAAACAATCTTCAGATTATTGATGACAAAATTGAAAGAGTTGAAAAACAGATGGAGAGAACAAAATCTCAAGTGAAACGGGATCTTCTTAACCGTCACATTGACTGGTATGAGGAAGAGATCCTAAAGATGGACGAAGCCATTGAAGTCATTACACAAAAGTTAAATTCAGAGATTGAGAGACTCGGGGGTGTTATGAAGTCTCACGAAGAAAGAAAACAGAAGGAGAAGAAATCTTTTGAATACAACATTGAAAATATTAGAAAATGTTGCAAGAATCGTAGTGCGGCGACAATGTTTGACGCTTTAGAATCTGTGGCAAACGCATTAGAAATTATTAGAGCCGAGGCCCGTCAAACCTAAATTTATCAAAAAAGTGCACGGAAACTCTAAAGTTATAATACAAAATCATACATAGTGCGTCGGCAATATCATGTTTCCTCTCGTAGGGTATTTCACCCTCAATGTACTTATCTGCAATAGAGACAGTTCGCTCCTTGCGTTCCTCGTAATTTAGATGTCTCATACCAAAATGTGTATGCATGCTCACAGGTGAAACCAATATAACTTTATCTTTGAACATGTAATTTAGAAGTACCTCAATGTTTGTAAACCCTCCGGGTGGTTGTCTCTCTATAAGTATAGTGTCAGCTGCATCAAATATAAACCTGTGATCTTCTACAAATAAAGGAATGAGATCAACGATATCATTTGAGTGAATATATTTGTAGTCTTCGAGACTTACCTTCTTCATGAACTCTACATCTACCTTTGGACCTTTACCACATTCGGCGAGGACAAGTCCCATATTATGATACCCAATATCTATAGCGAGTACCTTCATGTCTTTATCTGAATAATATTCCTTAACTATTATAAATGAAGATAAAGAACAAAAACAAGACTCAAATCTTATGGTCAGTTATTATTGTACTTGCTCTCGTTTTGGGATACATGTACTATAATCCTCAGGTTGTCGAAGTTCCAGTGGAAGTCCCAGTGATGCCAGTGCCACCACGCATTGAGATGGAGCGACGCGAACCACGACGCGAACCAGAATTCAGGAGCGCGCCAATCAAACAATACAAGCCAGGTTTCATGCAACAGATGGGTATTCTCACGGGTGCTGGAGAAGAGACTCTCCCCCTCTACGGTAAAGAGGTCAGAGGACGCAGGGATCGCTATCACTATTATACCACAACGGGTGGTGAAAACTTGTACCCAGTTCCCGTGACACACAACGCACGCGACTGTATGGAAGATATTGGGTGTGAAGAGATATATGGGAATGAAACAGTTTCAGTAACTGGTAAAACTGGTTCATACACGGTGAATATGTACAGAACGGATGATTTCTTCTAAACTATTCCGATTTGTGAGTAAAACGATCATAAGTGTCTTTAGTTAACATCACGGATGAGCAACAACTCAAGAAACAGCAGGCAGCCAACATCATCATGATAGGTGGTGATTTAAATGGAAAATTTACCATTCTCTGCACAACCATAGCTGAACACAAGCACGAACAGATAAGAGATATCATGGTACTCGCATCAAGATCTTTATCCTTTTGAAAGGCAACAACAGGTGCGGTAAATAATCCCGCGCCTGGTACGGATACACCAAGTGCATCTAAACCCATAAGTTGAAGTAGGAATGATGCCATTTAATATACACTAACAAAAATTATTCCGCAAAGTCGTAATAACATCATATTCTCTCCCCTGAAGCCCCGGGTTTCTTGAGAGTCTCGCCTTGAGTCTCAAGAGTTCCAAGATTGTGTCATCGTCCAGATTTTTGAAAAAGTCTCTCTTTGCGTGCATGTCATCGAGTTGATTAGTTTCCTTCTGAGATTGAACATACGGCCATGTGTGTCTTCGCAACGTAGCTACTTCTTCCTCAAGTTGCCTAATACGGGGAAGAAGCACTTTAGTTATCAAAGTACGAGTTTCCATATCCATGTATTAAAAATGTACTATATCTTTAAGATATGCTGAGGTATGCAGCACTTAATCATGAACTAACAAAAGTCATTAGAGACGTTCATCGCTCTGGCGCTAAAGTTATTTTGGATTATGCGAGAGAGAACTGTAAAATACACGAAGCACACCATGTTGGTGAAGTAAATATGTCGGCCATGGAAGCTGTTCCAGGGTCAATGTTTGCCCTAAAGATGACATCATTTGCTTCAAGGGAATCACCTCATTTCGCGGCAGCGCATATCAAAAAAGTTATTCAGCACGCGATAAAGAATAAATGTCAGGTTTGTATTGACGCCGAAGATGTATTGTACCCCAAAGAAACTTATGATATGATGATACAATTTAATCAATATGAACCCCATATTTTCAAAACATATCAAATGTATCGTATCACAGCTCTAAAAGAACTTGAATTAGATCTTCGTGCGGCGGAAAGACACAATATACAACTTGGAGTCAAACTGGTTCGTGGCGCGTATTTGGGGAAGCAAGACGGTCTCCTCTCCAACAAAGCGGCTGTAGACAAATCATTTAGGGAGGGTCTTAATATGAGTTTGGGTGCTCGTGAAAATGTACACACACTTTTGGCGACACATAACTCGGAAGATATTAAGTTTGCGCGGAGTTGTCCCCACGAAAGATACAAAGTGGCACAACTTTTGGGTATGGGTGAAGACTTCCCAGATTACCGTTATGTGCCATTTGGTTCCTTAAGTGAACTTGCGCCCTACTTATTTAGAAGATTTGTAGAGAGACTTAAATGGTCTTAAAAATATCTTCTGATAGATATTTAATGGTGAAGACCCTCAAGAGATTTGGGTATTGGAGTCCACCTCCATCGGGACCACTTCGTCACAGGTACAAGATAGTTGCCGCTTCCAGAAGTGAAGAAATCAAATATGAAACAAAGAAGGCCGAAATTACCCGCATCGCTCTTCAACACACGTATGAAGCACCTTCATTGAGAGAACCAAAGCAAATCACCGCAAGACAGATGCGCCTCAAAATGATTCTTCACGAAGCCCTTGATTTGGCACATTCAATCTGCGAACATCAAGATGCTCAGGAATGTTTATGGGCTTGGGAAATGGTTGACGAAATTGACGATGCTGCCACAAGGGCCGGTGTTCGCTACCATTAATTTCCCAGTCTATATTAAATGGAGTACGACAAACTCAAGGAAAAGGTAAAAAAGATGGGTCTCCGCGTCACCAAAGATGTCAAGGGGAAGCGTGTAAAACTTACAAAGAAAGAGCTTGAATCAAAGTTGAAGAAAAACAAAAATGAGCCAAGCTTGGAAAATCAAGCGAAGAGTGCTAAAAAGTTTATTAAGGTGTGTAAAATGGTTCTCAAGGAAGCTGAACCCACACAACCAAGAGCGCCACGACAAGCTGTCCGTGTTTCACCAAGAAGGATGGCACCACCTCCACCTCCACCCCCAATGCGCGCTCCTCCAAAGAACGCACGCGCCGCTCTTATGGCTGATCTCAGGGCTAACCTCAAGAGGCGTGGTCTTGCCGATAATTAAGCTTTGTAGAATTTTAAACTTTTAATAGGGGTAGAAAGGCATTGCATATTTTGAGGCCCGCTATATGTCATTTTTACGCCAGTGAGCCCATTCTTATCATATGTGTCTACTTTATATCCACTTGTGATAATGAATGATTTAAAACCACCATCCATATCAATTGTAGTTTCATCTTCCATAGTCTTTGGAAGTGATTCATCTATCACTTGAAGTACACCATCTTCCTTATAATCACATTCATAGAACATATGAAGTCCTGGTGTTTTTCCGAAGGTTTTCTGTCTTTGTATAGCAGCTTCCTCCAACTGTGATTTTTTCATTTCATTATATGCCAGGTATCCTCCACCAATCATGGAAGATACACAGCATAATCCTAAAACGATTGCAGCCATTTAGTATTATCATATAAATTTAATTCCAAATCTTTTTGACATGAACCGTTGTACCTCTGGAATTGTTGGCTGACTCCAGAGATACCACCGCGACCAGAAACCCGCCCCGCCAATACCAGATAGCTTCCAATCTTCTCTGTCACTCTTATCTATATTACGCATCATTCTGTGTATCATTGCTGGCTGACGTTCAGCCACAATACGTTTTGGAATTTGACCACCATGTCTGAGGACATATGAGCGCATTCGTGAAGGATTCTTGTGTTTGGTGTAGTCGGAATACCCACTGGCACCAAAGTCAACAGTCCTGCCGTCTCCTAGGATTGCCCTGAACTTCTTTTTACGATCTGGGCTACGAACAATCTTGACGTGCATACTTACAATGTATAGCTAATTTATTTTCGGCAAGCGCCACAGTACCCCTCCTTCTTGGCTTCTGGGAAGAAGAAGAGACGTTCATCACCACGCTTCAGACGGTACATGTGGTCATACATGTGGAGGAGACCAATGGCGAGAGCTGCTGTGGACACGACAGCCTTGTTCATCTTACGCACAGACCACGCATAGTAGAGGATCATCGCGAGGATGGTCAACTGGACGAGGGTGACGCGTGGCATGACAAATCGTTGTTCCAATACTGGAGCTTCTGCAGTGGGCTCTGGGGTAAACATTTCCATTCGCTTGCCGTAACCTGGCATTTTTATTTTATACTGAGAAATTAATGTGGCGTCTTCTGTGGCTACCAGTAGTTCTTGTTCTTCACGATTATTTAAAGTCACCAATAGACCTACTTTATTTCCAGAGACCTCTCAGACCTCTGGTTGGTATGAGGAACACTTTGGTGGATATGATGTTTCACAAGTTTGAATACAATATCATGGATTACCCAAATCTGTGGTTTGTACGAGCAAACTATAATAAGATTTTATACGAATTTGAGAAGGGTCTCCCTGACGCAAAGAAACATTACTTTCATAAACTTGATCCATGGTTCAAGAAGAATAATAATTATTATTACTACAAAGTCAAGGATTTCCCCGAAGTTCAAAAAATAATTGATCAGATTTCGTGTATAGATAAAGACACCGCAATGTTTGCAGTTATAGATGGTCCAATGACCATACCTGCACATCGTGCCGAGAGTAATCTCGCGTTGAGATACCACTTAACAATCAAGGGTGGTAAACATTGTGTACTTTACACCGAAAATGGTGGGCATCAACACGAACCTGGAAAGGACTTTCTATTTGACCATTCTCGATTTCACCGCCTTGTTAAACGCAGTCTTCAGAAAAGAGTCGTTCTTATTTTGGACATCCATAGATTCTAGATGGCGGCGACACACCGCTTTGTAACTTTCATTACCACCCACGAGTTCAAGTTTATCACTTTGAACGATTCTTTTCGTAAATGGTCCAGGTGTTCCATTCTTACAGTCCATACAGAGAGCCGACAACTTTACAACATCACTCGCCAACGGAATACAATCAATGACTTCTCCAAACTTTCGTTGCTTGTAGTCCCCGTCAAGACCAGCTATGATCACCGATTTATTGAGAAAGAGACACATTTCCACAAATTCTTTGAGGTTTGTGAAGAATTGGGCTTCATCAATCGCCACAATGTCTGCGTTACAAAAAGATTCTTTGATGATACAGTGAGAAATATGCTCAACTTTGAGACATGGAAATTCAACACCATCGTGGGTCTTGAGAACTTCCTCAGGAGACCTGGTATCCTTCGCTGAATTTATGACTACAATTTTTTTGCCGATGACTTTGTAACGCTTAAGTCGGCGAATGAGTTCCGAAGTTTTACCTGAAAACATATTTCCCATAATAATTGTCAGACCCATTCTTACCTTTCTTTTAAAATAATCTTTTGTTTTTATAATGGTTGACATTCAAAGGTGTTATTACGATGGACACAAGGGGTGGGTGTCGGCAAAGTCAGGTAGAGTTCGTTTTGGTAACAAAATTTTTTCAAACATTCTAGAAGCTGTAAAGTATCTGCGTCACAAATAACCAGCATAATACATTTTTACCATCACACCACCAACCATTAATCCCATTATAGAACTTAGTAAACAGCAGTTACAGAAAATGTTACAGGATATCTCATCTTCTGGAATTGGTTTTTCTTCACCCCAACCCATTGAATTAAATCTACATAATAATTAAGATGCCTCTCACTGATCAGGAAATATCTAAAAAGGTTAGGGAATTGCGCAGAACTGAGGGTAAAATCTATGCACCCCTCAAATACTTTCGTGGTCTCAGAACCCTAAAGTCTGTGGAGACTCGCTACAAAAAGATGCTCAAGAAGGATTACGCGGATTTCAAGACGGATGAGGGTGTAAAGACTCGCACATCTTCATATACCCAACGATTTAGAAAGAAGTATGGATCGGAAGTGAAGTCCCTCCCAGAGATAGCGAAGGCTACAAAGATACCCCTCAAGACACTTCAAACGGTATATAACAGAGGTCTCGCTGCGTGGAGAACTGGGCATCGTCCAGGAGCTTCTCCACAAGCGTGGGGGTACGCAAGGGTTCATAGTTTTGTCACTAAGGGGAAGACGTACTACACGGCAGATAAAGATTTAAGACGTGAATAAAGTAAGTATGGTGAACATGAAAAAGGTCTGGGTGAAAAAATGGTTAAGTTCTGATCATAGAAAACAGATGTTCTATCATACATTTATGAACCCTGATACAGCTCCCCACACAC